GTAACCGTCTACAGGTTCATCTTCCCCGATCATCTTTAGGGCTATTTTCCTCATCCCCGATTCCAGGTTCTTCTTTACGCTCTTGACGATACAGGTACAGTCTTTTACATTGCCTGTTAATCCTGTAGCACAGTCTTCATCGTGTACCAAATAATGGTCTAATAGTTTCTGTAGTTTACTCATTAGTTGTATATATCCTTCCTTGTCACGGATAGGGCCTTTTACGGACGTGCCCAGGTCACGATTTATATTGTAATCCTATACCCCAAACGGATATCGTTAATTATCACGGACAACGGCATAGCGGACTCCTTTCGCTACTTTTAGGGACCCATATACCAGTAAGTAAAAGGCAATGGCGTAGCAGCTTGCGGTTGCCAGCTGCGGGGCGTAGTAGATGACTGCCTCGATCATACCAGCTGCCGTTCTAGCTCTGCAGCGCGCTCTTCGCACTCTGCTGCTACTTTACCGAATATATCGATCATTTGGGCGGTGGCATCCATTATGGACTGGATGGATATTTCTAGGTTGCGTACATCTTGTGAGGTCATTACTTTTCCTCCAAGATTTCTTGCCACTCTTTTGCAGTGGTAAATAGTTGTAAAAGTTGTTTCTCGCCCTTAGTAGGGAAGAAGTATAGAAGACCTAAGTCATCCTTGAAGTAGTAACCACCGCGTACACTGTGTATTTGGTCGGCTCCGTGTGTTCTTGTAGTCATGATATTCTTTCTCCGTCATGCTTACTGTTTATAATAGTAGAAGATGGTCGGCGGTTCCCGTAGGACTTGTCCGCAATCAGTTATCTTCTACTTAACAATATACTCCGCTACATACTATGTGTCAACTGTTTTTGTGTAGATTATTTAAGTTCAAATATCTCTACTGAATGTTGGCCGCCCCATTCAGGTCTACCCCAGTCTCTACCGAAGCTATTAGGCTCATGGGTAATATACGTATCTTTAGCGGCTTCTGCTTCTTGTTGGGTAGGGAATATGCCTAGGGGTTTGCTCTTTTCCCCACACTCTATGCAACCTATATCAAAGACTAGGTACTTACTCATTTCTTCCCCTTCTCCTGAGCCACCAGCCGTCGCAAATACTCAACACGGCTCAGCTTACCCAGGTTAAGGCGTGCAGCCTCACGGGCAGCTAGCAGTTTTATGTCTTCTGCTATGTCTATGGGTAGTTGGATTGTTCTTATTTGTTGGGTCATTACTTACCTTTCTTCTTTACAACCACTACATTGGCTGGACTACCGTTTAGGACAACTGCCAGACTTTTATCAAAACCTAAGCGGTGTAGGGCGCTCATTAGTCGCCCAGCATCTTCTGAACTAATAATGGTGTTGTCCAGGAACAACAGATATTGTTCGCCTTTCTCCAACTTAAATGCTTTACCCTCAGTAATTTTGATTTCTACTTGTTTGGTCATTGTTTATTCTCCATTCTCCATTAAATACCTCTTAGCAGCCCAGCTTACTACAAGCTTTTCCATTTCCTCACGTAATGCTTCGTCCTCTATAGCCCACTTAGTCTTTGTAAGTTCGGCATGTATTTCAATCACTGCCTTATCTACTTCAGCCCAGTCAAAGCCTTTAGGGTCATTCAGGGCAACGCTAACCGTGTTTACAATGTCAAAAAGATTGCTCATCCTCTACTCCTCCCCGCCAGGCATGTTGGCTGCTAGATATTGGATTGGGTCGGGGGAGATTACCATTTGCTGGAGATGGTATTGCCAACTGCCCCTGAGGGGTCTTGATGGTCTACGCATGAAAGCTGGTTTTCCACTAAATATTGGTGTTGCCTTAGCTGCTTTTGTAGTAACATGTTCCATCCCATCAATAGGCCAAAGGCTTTTTGCGAACTCGTGGTTGTAGATGACACCGTATACTTCCTCGAAATTAAGCTCTGGCATCTGTTTCCTTGTGTAAGTTCGTTTCCATCCGTTTTTTACTGCCACCCGTATAGCCCGTTCAAGCACTGCTGTGTTGTCTTGGTTAGTCATCTTGTAGTCCTGCAGCCTTTCTGGCTGCTGCGTGGGCCTCACTATTAGCACGGAAACCACTACTATCACCACCAGGACCATGCTCAATGTAGGTTCCCAGCTCTTTTACAAACCGTTCATACCACTCCTGGCCAGTCATCATACCATGTATTTGCATTTTTGCAGCAATGCCTGCTAGCGCGCTTCTGCTATACCCAGCATCAGCGAAAGCTTGTTTAAACTTCTCTATTAGGGCAGGACATTCTTTCTCAAACCATTCAGGTTCCGAACCTTCAAAATAATATGATTTAGCCTGCTCATACAATAAGTCATGCAGCTTCTCATCCAAATCATTGTCTTGGTTGGGGAGGGTCATTGCATATCCTTTACTGTGTATCCGAGTTTCTTCATATATCTCTTGACTCGCTCCTGACGCTTTACAGAAACGATATCTTTTGGCTCAAGGCGAAGTAGACAGACTATCCCATCAAGCTCAACTCTGATATTGCATTCTTTACCACCAGATTTGTTAGGCCATTTAATCAACCATTCTAATAGTTTGTCTGCACTAGCATGAAGCTTCTCGGTATCAGTCATACCCTTCACCATATCCCTCGGTCATAACTCGTGCACTTTCTGCACTTCTTGAGCATCTCCAACTATTCCACCTGAAAACCAGGTTTCTCTTATAGTGTTCATTACCATATCCTCATTCTTTGTAGTCTTAGTTGATCAATCATTACTTCCATACGTTTAGCATCAGTCCATTTATCAGCTTTCTTTAAGGCCTTTATATAATTCAAAGTCGCGTCCTGGTAAGCAAGTTCTAACTCATGTTGCCTCTTAATAGCACGTTTTATAGAAAAATATCCCATACCCCCATACTACCCCAAACCCAGCTAATAAGCAAGTGTTTGACAACTCTTACTAAGTATGCTAGTATGAACATGTTATGACAACCAAAACAAACAACCTACCAAACTTCCAAATCTACCAGGACGGCGAGCACATCCAAGCTCCGGTACTAGAACGAGTAGCTAGCACAGCAGGAACCATAGCTGTGACTGCTCTGCAGGGCCTAGGACGGGCCGTAAGCCGTGTAGTGGGAGAATGTGCCACTCACGTAGAACTCGACCTGTACGACCTCCAAAACGGCACAAACCTGCGCAGCGAGTATGTGGAGCAGAAACGCCAGCTGGCTACTATGGCAATGCGTGAGCGGGTAGGGCTGTAAACAAATAAGCACCAAGAGAACTGGTGCTTATTTGGCCTGGATAGCATGCAATGTCGAAGTTGCATTGCTATTATACACTCCAAAACCCGCTATCTGTTAGTTCTATTTGGAGACAGATTAGCTGCAAGTTCCTGCTGACTCTTTTTTGATAATCCATATTGTAATTTATTATATGGCGCGGTATTATGCAGATACCAATTTGCTTCCTATGTCCTATGAAGCAATGCGGGGTATAAATAATAGAAAAAACCCACCGGTTAAGGTGGGGTGCTTCCTATGTCATAAGCATTGTAGCACTTTAATATTTTTTATGCAAATACATTTTTTAGCGAGTGAGTTGTACGATCTCACTTTGACAATCAAGACGTAATAGAGAGCAGACGAAACCCAGGCAACGTGCGCCGCCCTCACGACCTGGTACCTGGTCTGCTCTCTAACCTGACTGAGCTACTAACTGTCTCACCAACAGCCAACACCAGTGCTAAAGAATCATTGCCCGCATAGATGCTATCGGTATCACCAGGTAGTAAAGGGGCGGATATTATCTAAACGAGGTTAGTCATGAATCCGATAAACAATAAGTCTTATATTTACATCGTAGAATGTAATGGCGTCTATAAAATCGGTGTAAGTGTATTACCTGAACAAAGAATTAGTCTTATCCGCACAGATAATTACCAGCCGATTAGAACAGTTGCGATATTAGAAGTTCTTTCAGGTTACGGGGTCGAAAGATATGCACATACTTTTCTAAAGTCGTTGGGAGTACATGTGCGTGGTGAATGGTTTAGACTTAGTTGTTCTGATGAAGAAATCATTGATTATATCCAGGCAATTGATTATCACGTATCTTTACCGGGCGGTGACCTATACGGAGTGGAGGAACCTTGGACTACCATTGACAAGAAAGATATACATAGTATTCTATCCAAGTAAACCTGAATGTCCGTCGTGGCGTGAACTGTCTCCAAATGAGTTATGTGCCCATGTAATCTCAAATGGATAAAGGCAGCGCTTAATAGCCGGAAACTGTATGCGAACTGCACACCACTAGTTGGGAGCATCAGCCTATGCAGTCAATCCACGCCCAGGTTTACGATGTGGGGCACCTCACCCCGAGATATACTCCCTGGCTAGTAATGGACTGGCTGGGGAGTTTTTAGTTGACATTATCTTGCTTATGCTCTACAATGCGACTATAACCTAAACAAGATATAACAAATGACCGAATGTCCAACTAGCCGAGACGCAATCCACCACTACACTTATACCGTTGCAGCTGGTGTTAAGAGCGAGTATGAACCGGTGCAATACGGGGAATCCAGGGAAGCAACGCTTTATAAGCGCGTAGAGTATTCACAGATGGCTTGTAGTTGCGGGGAAGTATTGAAGAAGAAAGTCAGGGTAGAAGACTAATGGCATTTCTCATTCTCAAAGACAACCGTAAGGTGACTATGAGCGCTGCAGCGGCGGGTAAGTTGTGGCGTGTGTTACAAGGTGAACTCAAGGGCACGTCGCAAGAAATAGCCAAAGCCAAGCAAGTTAAGAGTTGGCATTTTGCTCGGGATACTGCGCCGTCCAGTTGGCTGATTGGCCATCCATTGCCAGAACAAGTTGGTAGCGAATCTTGGTGGGCTAAGGTATGATGTGGCATAAGCGCAAGCGTACCCATAAGTGGCAGTACAGCCAAGAAGAGATTGCTGAGCAGATCGGACAAATTAGTGAGCTTATGAACATGCGTGATAGGACAAGCCATGCAGAGAATAAGCGGTTTGCTGAATCAATTGAAGTCAGCCAAGAAGTATTAGCATTTATGTTAGATGAAGTCAGGAGACAGCATGGGAGGAAGTAGGGAAGGTGGTATTATCACTGCTTTGAAGAATAAGGAAAGATATGGTGTAGATTACTATATCCAGCTCGGTCGTAAGGGCGGTACAACCAAGAAGACGAGGCCGCATGGTTTTGCTTATATGAAATTGCATGATCCGGAGCGGTTGTCTGTGGTTGGTCGTAAGGGTGGAAAGAAAAGTAAAAGAAGGTCTGTACTTCGTGATAAGAGTGTGGTATAGCTAGTATATGGCACATCCAGGCGGTAGACCACTTAAGTTTAAATCTGTTGAAGAATTTCAAAAGAAGGCTGATGCATACTTTGACACGACTGATGAGTCTGAATGGACAATCACAGGGCTTGCGCTTCATTTAGAAACATTCCGTAATGTACTTATGGATTATGAAGAAAGAGATGAGTTTTCGAACGCAGTAAAAACAGCCAAGCAAAAAGTTGAAATGGCTTACGAGAAATCACTTCGTAAGAATGGTAAAGCTGGTGATATATTTGGTCTCAAGAACTTTGGTTGGAAAGATCGTACTGAGCAGGACATAACCAGCAACGGCGAGACAGTGGCCCAACCTATTGATGCTAACATGCTAACTCAATTTCTTATGCAGGTGCAGGATGGCACTAAGAGGTAAATGGGCCTCAAAGAAGACCTAGAAGCTGCCAACACCGTAGCATGGATAATCGGCCAAGCCTTTGTAACAGAGAATCGCAAACCATTTGAGTTCTTTGATCATCGCTTTCTACTAACATATCTAGCAGATGACCATCGCCACAAAGTAAGTAAGAAGTCAAGCCAGATTGGTGAGACAGTAGGTGAGCTGTTTGATGACTTTCACCTAGCAATCCATAGGAAGATGAACGTCATCCATACTCTGCATAACAATGATGTGCTGGGCGGTTTTGTGCAGCCAAAGGTTGACCCCATTATCCTGCACAACAGGGCAATCTCCAGTCATATGAGCATAAACAGCAAAGGGTTGAAGCAGTTTGGTGATAACTTTGTCTACTTCCGTGGTGCTAATAGTGAGAGCCAGGCCATTAACATTAGTGCGGATGTGCTCAAGATTGACGAGAAAGACCGCAGCGACCCGCATGTGGTTGAGATGTTTGAGAGCCGTCTTGATTTCAGTAAGTACAAATGGATTCGTGAGTTTAGCAACCCTAGTGCTGTTGGCTTTGGAGTAGATGCAACCTACAATCGTAGTGACCAGCGGCATTGGATGGTCTGGTGTCATAGGTGCAATCACGTATCATACATGGACTTTGAGCCGAGTGAGGATCTGAATCACTATGTGCACAAAGAACTCAAGATTTATGCATGTGGCAAGTGCCATAAAGAGCTAAGCACAGCCGACCGTGTCAATGGTGAATGGGTAGCCAGATTTCCCAGCAACGACAAGATACACGGCTATTGGTTTTCCCAGATGATGGCCCCGTGGTTTGAAGCAGCTGAGATAGTTGACAAATATGAGAATAACAGTATTGAATACTTCCATAACTTTGTGCTTGGCAAGGCATTTACGCCGCAAGACATGATAGTTGATAGGGAAGCAATACTGCGTGCTTGTGCTCCTAGCACGATACCAAGGATGCAAGTGGCTATTGGAGTGGACCAAGATGCAGGTGGCCAGTACTACGTGTGTATGACACCGCTAGGCATCTTCGAGCATGGCTATGTTGATGCATGGGAAAAGATTGAACAGCTAAAGCTTATGTACAATGCGCTAGTAGTCTGTGACCCTAACCCTTACTCAGCCATCCCAAAGCAGATGGCAGCTAAGTACAATGACTGGTATCTATGCTACTTCAAGAACTTGGATGGACTCAGTGCTATTAAGTGGAAAGAACAGGAGCAAGTGGTGTACGCGGATAGAACTCGTGTCATTGATATCCGAGCTAATGAGATTGTGAATGGGCGACTGCTATACCGTGAACACCCGTATAAGTTGGAAGATGTTATTAAGCACTGGACAAATCTATATCGGACAACCATAGAAGAGGATGATGGCCGTAGTAAGAGCACCTGGATTAAACAAGATGGCAAGCAGTCTGACTACCCATTCGCGGAGGTATATGCCCGTATTGGTCTCAGTCAGCTGCTAGGCGGTGGCAACGAACTGATAGAGCCAACTCGTGAGCCAGATGCTAAGGTGACTAATATCACTACCAACGATGGCTCTACCCTCACAGTAGATTTCAGTGGTATACTGGCAGATACAATGGCAGAATTTGATGAATGAGCTGCAGCGCCAAGTATTGCGTAATCGTCAAATACGTGTAGAGATTACACAGACATTTGATATTACCGTGCCGGACAACCGATACAGGTGCTTAGTAAGCCTAATGCGGTCCGACCGTCCACAAGTATTCACGTTTGAATGTATGAAATGCCATAGCAAAGTATGCCAGATAGTAAACAGTGACATCTTTGCAATTGACGACTTCTATGATCCGCAGAATATAGCATATAGCGGTGTATCCAAGGACTGTAAGGGAATAACTACAGATGGATTACCCTGCCGTTACACCTACTTCTTTAACCTCCAATAGTGTGCTACGATACCAGTAAGGAAAGCCCTGAACCGGGGCTTTTTGTGCTTTAAATGAGCACTAACAGATACGAATTACATGGCAGATACTAACCCATACTCTCAATCGCAAGACGTATACGCGCAATCTTTTACTGAATTGTATCAGGGCGACGTTGAGTACCAGGCCCTTAACCTGGATATGGACGACAGCGATCTTGATAAGATGCTGGTCAGTTCGTTAGAAGAGGACCGTGCCCATTGGAACCAGAAGCCATGGAATCTGCAAGAGATAGATGTAAAGAATACCGCCTTTTTGTTCGGTGACCAGTTGAACGACAAAGACTTTCTAAAGACTGATACGCGCTACATAGACAATAGATTATTCAGTTCTAGCCGGGCAATCCTGAGTTATGCAACAGCTCAGCTAGCTAAGCCAGAGATTACACCTAGCAAGGGAGATGCTATTGATCTCAAGGGTGCCAGAGACATTGGTGCGGCTTTGTACCAGCATGCCCTAGATGAGAAGGTTGACTTCAAGGTACGCTCTGCGGTTCTCAATTTGATTAGTCGTAAGCGGGGCTATCTAAAACTACGGTTCGACCCTAACCTAGGCATGAACGGCGATATTGTAACTGAAGTCTGCAACCCAGAGGATGTAATCATTAGCCGATTTGCTGGTTATTTGCAGAATCCGGATAAGGTATACCAACGCATTCGCTGTACCGTGCAAGAGTTATGTAGTCGCTTTCCTGATAAAGATGCAGAGATTAAGGCAGCTTTCAGCATTGAGCGAGGTGTCTACACCCAGATGTCCCGTATGGTTGAATACTTTGAATGTTGGTTTACATTTACCAACAGTAGTGGTGTGCCTGACGAAGGTGTCTGCTGGTTTATACATGAGAAGAAACTGATACTAGACAAAATGCTCAACCCCAACTGGATACGCTTTAAGAGTCGTAAAAAAGAGTTGCAGGCCAATGTCACCTCTATTCC